TATAATGGATCAATAAACCAATCTGACTACAAGTACATTACAGAACAGTATGGTTTGACATATCCAGCTAGGTTAGTAAATTATCCTATCATTACACCTAAAATTGATCTATTAATTGGAGAAGAATTAAGAAGACCTATTGACATGAAAGTAACAACAGTGAATAAATCCGCTGTTATTAGAAAGCAAGACCATAAGGTAGGATTGATGATGAGATCATTACTTGATGAATTTCATACTGAGATGAAAGAAACAATGAAGATAGATGTCAAGGAACAAGGACAAGGACTTCCTGTACCTGAAGATATTGAAACTTATATGAAGTATAACTATCGCGAGATGATAGAAGAGACAACTCAGGACGGATTAGAATATATATCTAATAGATATAACCTAAGAGATGTATTTAAAGAAGGATTTAGAGATTTACTTGTAACTGCAAAGGAGTTCCATAAAGTAAGTATACAAAACGGAGATCCTTATGTAAGGAGAGTAGATCCTAGAAATATAATATTCGACACCTCTTCTCATTCAGATTACCTAGACGATTGTTCTTGGGTGGGTGAAGAAAGATGGCTTTCTGTTAATGAGATTAATGACGAATTTAAAGAAGGACTAACTACTGAGGATTTATTAGAGCTTGATAAGATGCGTAATATATATGCTGGTGGCGATATGAATAACTATAACTCTGGCTTTGAATGGGTGGATGCTGGTCAAGGTAAAGAAACTAGAATAAGAGTGGTAACTGCTGAGTGGAAATCATTAAGAAGTATTAAGTTTAAATTATCAGACAATAAGTATGATCCTGCAAGACCATTTAGAAAGATGGTTAAAGACACTTATAGAAAAAGAAAAGGTGATAAGATTGAAAACAAATGGGTGGATGATATTTGGGAGGCTACTAAAATAGGTGGTAAGATTCTAGTTAACGCTAGACGAAGAGATAATCAAGTGAGAAGCGTAGATGATCCAGGAAAAACTCCATTATCTTATGTAGGTTGTGTAAAAGGTAATACTACAGGTTCTCCTGCTTCTATTATCGACTTATTAGATAACGTACAAATGCTTTATAATATTGTTGTCTACCAAATAGAACTTGCTATGGCTCGTTCAGGTGGTAAGGCTGTAGTATATGATGTAGCTCAATTACCAACTAATGTAGGTATGGATATTCAACAAGTTCTTTATCACTTAAAGACAGATGGTATTATACCAATTAATTCTAAAGACGAAGGTAATCAAATGAGTTCGTTTAATCAATTCCAACAAATTGACTTTACTTTATCTCAATCTGTACAGCAATTAATTAACCTTAAGGTAATGTTAGAAGATATGGCTGGACAAATATCTGGCGTAACTAAACAAAGAGAAGGAGCTGTAGAGAAGTATGAGTATGTAGGTAATGTACAGAGAAGTGTAATGCAATCATCTACAATTACCGAAAGCTGGTTCTATTCTCATGCTGAAGTTAAGCAAAGAATCTTAGAAAGACTATGTAATCTTATGAAGGTTGCTTGGGCTGGAGGAAAGAAAGCTGGAATGATATTAGGTGATGGTGCTTATAAGTTCTTAAACGTAATGCCAGATATTGCTTTACAAGACTTTGGTGTTTATGTAGGTGATAGTGGTAAAGACGATGCTATGAAGCAAGTTGTACAGCAATTATCTCAAGCTGCATTACAAGCTGGAAGTGTAGATCTATTAGGTGTTGTTAAGGTACTTAGAGCAGATACAATGACTGAAGCTGAGAAAGTATTAGAACAAGCTATGGATGAAATGAAAAAACAGCAAGATACTGCTATGGAACAGCAAATGCAACAACAACAAGCTGCTGCCGAACAGGAGAAAGCTAAATTTGAAGCTGAAGCTCAACTTAAACAAATGGATAACGAAGCTAAACTACAAGTTGCTCAAATTGCTGCAGAGTCTAGACTTGAGGTTGCTCAACTGCAAGCACAGGTAGATAGAGACCTTCATGACACTAAAGAGAGAAACGAAATGGATAAAAAAGCTGCTGATTATTATATAGACAGAAAAAACAGACAAGATGAGAAGGAACAAAAAGCTGTTGGACAGAAGCAATCAGATTCTAAAAAAGCTGGAACGTCCACAACGTCAGACGATTTAAAAAGAGCCGCACAGAAGTTATAATAAATAATTCGTATATTTGCAAATCAAGGGGAGTATTAATTTAAATAAAAAAAAATGTCAAAAGAAGAGTCGAAGTTAGTAGAAGAGGTTGTAGAGACAACTGAAACTACAGAGGTAAAAGATGAGTTTAATCCATTAGCATTTTCAGAAGATGTTTATGGTGAGCTCGGAACTACAACAGAAGCGTTAAATAAATCTGAAGAGTCAGAAGAAGTGGAAGGTACAGAAGCTGTAAACACTGAGGAAGATCAAGAAGAGGGCTGGGGTTGGGATTCTGAAAAGAAAGAAGGTGAAGAAGAGGATAAAAAAGAAGAAGAATACAACTGGGAAGATGAAGAAGAGTCTGAAACTGTAGAAGCTACAGAAAAAACAACTGATGGATTAAGCTGGAGTGATGTAGGTAGTGAATTAGGATTAGAGATAAACTCTAAAGAAGAGTTCTTAAAAACTATCAATGCTTATGCTGAGCAAATGCAACAGCAACAAGATCCTGTTAATAATCAGATCTCTGAATTAAGAAATTACTTATCCTTTAATGATAGAGATTTAGTAGCAGAAGAATTAAAGGCTGATGGTATAGAAGCTTCAGATATTGAAGATTCATTAGATAAGCTAGAAGATTCTGGTATGATGAAGATGAAAGCTAAGAGCATTAGAAGAGTTATAGGTAATTCTATAGATCAACAAACCACTCAAGCTAAGAATGAGAAAGAACAATCTCAAAAGACTCAACAGAAAGAAGCTACAGAAGCAAAGCAAAATTTAAAGAAAGAAATCAAGAACATGGATCAATTCATGGGAGGGAAAGTAACAAAGAAACAGAAGGAAGAAGTTTATCGCTACGCTACAGGTAGTATGATGAAGGATATATATGCAGATCACGCCAATGTTGCTGATGTCGCTATGTTCATGTTATACCGCACGCAAATCGAAAAGATTCTTCGTTCTCAAGGTTTAGAGGACGGTAAAGCATCTATTATGAATAGTATTGTTTCACCTAATTTAAACACTGGAAAAAGCAAGTCTAACTTCAAGATGAAGTCAGGTACGTTTGATCCAAAAGCGTTCATGAACGAGTAAGTCTACAAAGTAAGTCAAAGACTGCTAAAGGTTGAAAGTTAATTGAGCAAACAATAAAAATGTTTAATTAATAAAAAAAAATTTAAAAAAATGGCTGTAACTTCAACGGGTACATACGGGAAAGGAACAACTGCTGCAAATGCATTAAATGCAAACTTGTTGCAACATCCCGAAATAGCTAGAACTTTAATATCTCTTTACCCGAGATATTCAATGACATATCTTTTAGAAAGAACTAGAAGAATGGCAAGTGAAAAAGTTTTAGGAGATAATTCTTACGAATGGAAAGTAATGAATCGTCTAAACAGAAAAACTGTAATTAAAACACACGGGGTCCCTGCTGGTGGATCTGGTGGTGGTGCTGCTGCTGCTGGTGTTGCAATTGTAGATTTAATATTTACACCAACAAATGGTGGAACTGCTGAATCTCAATTCAATTTATATGATGTAGTAAGATTTCCATCTGGTGCTACTGGACTAATTGTTGCACAATCAGATGCTGCTGCTCACAAATATACAGTTGAGGCTATCACTGCAATTAGTGCTGCTGATAACACTGCAAACTCTGTAGTTGGTAGAATTGGTTCTGCATTCCCTGCTGGTTCTGCTGGATCTGATGTAGGAGAGAACAATGCTTACCCAGATACTTATAAGAACTGGATGACAACTAACAGAAAGAAATGTACAATCACTGGTAAAGATGCTACTGATGTATCTTGGGTTGAAAATAATGGGCAGTCTCTTTGGTACTTTACTAAAGAACAGCACATGATGGATCAATTCATGTATGAGCAAGAATTACAAAGATGGTATGGACAAAATTCTGTTGCAACTGCTGCTACGAACTACTCTGCGACTAACACTGATATTATTTCTGGTATTGCTGCTGGTGAGTTTGCTGATGGTTCTGCAAGAGCTTTATCTACAACTACTGATGGGTCATTCGTTATTGGAGATGGTGTATTAGCTCAAATTTCTGCATCTAATCAAGCTTCTTATTCTGCTGGTTCTTTAACTGAAGATATTATCACTGAGTTTATTGGTAAGATCTCTTTAAATGCAACTGCTGCTGACGGAAACGAATGGGTGGTATTTACTGGTACTGAAGGACGTATCGCATTCCACAGAGCTATGAAAGATCTTATTGTTGCTCCTTCTGGTGCAATGACTGGAGGTTCTATGGCTGATGTTAAAGCTGGATCTGATATCTCTTTAGGTGGAAACTTTACATCTTACTATGCTTTAGGTAATAAAATTACTATTGCTTACTGTCCAGTATTTGATGATCCGCACGTTCATGGTGCTTCAGGTGGAACTAACTCGTTTGGTGATACAAGATTGAAAGAATCTATGAAGATGGTATTCATGGACTTCGGTTCAACTTCTGGTGTTTCTAACGTAGAGTTAATCACTAAAGGTGCTAACGGAATTAATCGTTCATTAGTTAAGAAATATGTTGGTGGTATGGTAAACCCTTACGATACTAAATCAATGATGGCTGCTAATGGTGATGATAGATTCCAATGTCACGTATTATCTGAGACAGGTATTATCGTAAGAAACCCGCTTTCTTGTGGTATTTTATCTGCATCATAATTAATTCAATAATTTGATAGAGGGAGGCTTCGGCCTCCCAATATCGCTAAAAAAATAAAAGAAAATGGCAAATTATTTAGATTTATCAAACAAATCCTCAGAAGCTGGGAAAGGAAGACTTCCTAAGCTTAGAGGTAATATTAAAAATGTATCTGCAATTACTGCAGCCACTACTTTGTATGACTATAATAGTGGAGCTACATATACTATTGCTCAAGCAAGTGCATTCACTATTACATTACCTTTAGCTACTGTTAAGGCTGGTATAGAGTTTACTTTCATATTACAAGCATCTGCCGCTTATCTAGTAAAGATTGATGGAGGAGCTTCTGCTGCTGTTTTAGGAGCTAGTATGGATATGTCGACTAGTGTAAATGCAATCAGTAATAACCAAGTTCACTTTGTAGCTTCTGGAGTTGTAGGAAGTCGTATTCACTTAATCAGTGATGGTACAAGGTACTTATGTACTGCTATAGATATGGGAACCAATAAAATTGTTGGAGCTAACTCATAATAATTAATTGGAAGACGGAGGGGTTAATCCCCCTCCAAATTCCTTATATTTGCAAAATGAAAACAACATTAGTAGTAAGAGACGGTAAAGTTATAGAATTAAAAGAAGGTGAATCAATCAACTCTAAGTCAGAAGTATTTAGTATAGGAAAGAAAAGTGGTTTAGAATGGGGAAAGAGAGGATATCAAGAAACAAGGATATCTACAAATGAAAGAGGACAAAGGAGAATATTTAAAGAGACTGCAGCAAAGTCTAAATATTATATAAGTAAAAAATAACAGGGAGTATTAATTAAAATTTTAAAAAATGGCACATCTAATTTATGTAAAAGCAAAAGACGACAAAAGGTTTTCTTATGTTAAGTTCGGAACGTACACGTTAAGAAATGGTAAAAAATCAGTATTATTAAATCCAGACGACCTACCAGTTGATGGTTGGGAAATGACTAGCGCACTAACAACTCTAAATATTGATGATGAATATGATAAGAGAATTTATGACTTTCTATTAGAACATCCATTTATAATAGAGAACAAGCATTACGAACTAATAGATACTAAAGCTAATGTACTGAAGCAAACTAAAAGCATCTTAGCGTCTGCTGAAGCTGTACAAATAGCAACAGGGATTAAAGATAATGAATTACAAGATCTATGTAAGTTGTTTGGTATATCTACAGATAATGATAATCTTATCATTAAGGCAAAGCTTATCCAGATGGCAGGACAAGCACCAGCTAAATTCTTAGAAATATATAACGATGCTGATAAATCTTATCGTGTATTCTTAACTAGCGCTTTAGAAGCTAAAGTTATTCAAAAGGTTAATGACGTATGGAAGCATGGTAGTTATACGTTAGGAATCTCTGATGAG